ACTTGTTGGTCCTTTACCATCATTCCTATATAAGAACGCAAAGTTGTTTCCCGGAAATGGAGCTTCTTCTTGAATAGTATCTGTAATGTCAGTTGAAACTATTTCAAATTTTACAGCTCTACCGTCAATTGTTTTGTTAAATTGATAAGTTGGAACATCAGTATTAGTACTACTAAGTCTATATTGTTCAGTATCAACATCTGCTATGATTGATTTTTTAGCAGGGCGGCCAAATGTTCCGTTAACTGGAAGAGCTGTGTTTAGTACTTTAACAAACTGTTCGTACCAATCACTATTAGCTGGATCGTTCCATGTAATTGTTTGACCTTTTAGGTTAACATTGTTGCTATCTCTAACTTCTTCTGAAGTTCTAATAGTTTGAATTTTAAGTAATCCGTTAGCTGGTTGATTACGTTTGGGATTATAAGAAAGTAAACGTGCTAAACGGAGAACTGATTCTCTACGTTCTGCAAGTTCAAGATAATTTTCTCTAGCATTTAAGTCAATACGATAAGAAATATTTTGACCTAAAAATGCAATAAGATCTATTAGTGCAAGATACTCACTTGATTCTACATAATCATTAAAATCTTCAGGATAATTTTCCCTTAGATATTGTACCATAGTTCTACGCAAGTTTTCAAAATCATAACTTTGAAAATCTGCGTTTCGAAATGACTGGTAGACTCGTTTCCAATCTTCTGCTAATAGTAATCTGTTTTGTCTATCTGTTGACGACATCGGCTATTCCTTATCTATAGCAGTATTTATGTTATATCAATAAGTGCGTATATAATTATTGTGATAAAAATCCTGCATTCTCATCAAATTTTAATTGCATTGATTCTACAATAGAATAAGGCAAATATGCAAGCTCACATTCAATTTGAATACCAGTTTCGTATGAATCTACAGTAATTTGATTTACTTGTACACGGGGGTCGTAATTTATAATTCTTGAAACATTTTCAACAATTGCATTTTTAACAACATCAGTTAACGGTTCAAAAAGTATATCCCAAATAATTGTTCCAAATTCAGGATCACTAAGTTTTTCACCCTGACGTATGTGGAAATGATTTATAATATCTTGTTTAATAAGTGCAATATCATGTAGTACATGATTGCTAGATTCTTCGTCAACAGTACTAAATCCCCTATATGTTGGGGTTCTTTCTGTAGTAACTTTATCTAAATTATTACTACTTTTTACTGATACTTGTTTGTATAATCTTTTTTCTAATGTGCTCATACCGTATTTACCTTATTATTACTTGGGTCGTTTAAATGGATCTTCGACCTTTGGAAATTCTGGAGCTTCTTCTAATGTACCATTTATAAACTCTTTTCTATCGTCTTTTTGTATACTAGAAGTTTTTTCAGGAACAAACTCTTTAGGATTAAGATTTTCATGATCAGCCCAAGGTTCATGTTTAGGAATTCTAACAGGGCGATTTGCTGTTGAAGCTTCTTGTGCTGCTTCTTCACTATTCATATAAATTCCCGATAATGCTGTTTCGTGATGTGTAGTAGCTGTAATGTTTGTTTTTCCGCCTGCACTTAACTTACCGTCAATATCAGCTTTTATTTCCCAATTACCTTCTGCATGTACAATAAAATTTCCGTCTGCACTTAAATTAAAGTTTTGTTTTGCTTCAAAATTTATATCGCGGCCAGCATGGAAGTTTATATCATTATCAGAATTAAAACTAATACTATCTTTAGCATAGACATCAATTTTACCATTAGCTGTCATTTCAATCCAACTATTTCCACTACCGTGTGCAATGTATATAAGATCCTCAGAATTGTGTAATAATATTTGATGACCGTTTCTTGTTTGCAATCGAATTAATTCATTTGCAGGAATTGCTTTATCGCCATCTGATTCTCCTGCAGCAACAGAAGCATAACTTGCTTTATCTGCTTCGTCTCCGCCGGGTGGTTTTCGTCTTAGTAAACTCATGTCCCCGTCATCCATTACAAAACTAGAACCACCTAGTCTATTAAACGGTCGTTCTATTGTTGCTCCGGCTTTACCGTAGGAATATTTAGGACCATCTAAATCAGGGGGTCCAGGAGTACTCCATCCAAATACCGCACTAGGAACTTCTCGTCTTGCACTAGAAGTGTTAATGCCCCTAGCCCAATCTTTAGTTAATCCTGCGTTATCTAAACGATCCTTTGCCGGAGTCATTGTAGGTTTTACATACTTTGTATAATCATTGCCATAAGTTTGTTCTTGTAATTTATTATATTCTCCTACTGGAAGAGACATTGATATATCAGTACTGTTAGCTTCTGTAGACGAATTTCCTGGCGTCATAAAATTCATACCAAGGTCCGAAACACACGCTATCCAATAGGCTTGACTGTAATCTCCTTCAGGCATAACCACAATAACCATTGTGCCAGGGTCTGGCGGAACAGCCCAAAAGCCGTAACTTTTTTGTGAAAATGAATGATCATCATTATCGCTTAATCCAGCAAACGGAGATTGTCCAGCAAAAGGACTAGCATATTTACATTGTATATAATTTTCTATTGGTCCTGAAGCTGTTCTACTAGTAACTAATACTTCGATGCCTCCCATATAAGAACTATCAAGGTGATTTATTACCTTTCCCATATGTATGCCAGGTTTTAATTTATTATTTCTTGGGGTGCGTGTTTCTTGTGCCATTAGCTGTTAACCCCTCCTTGTTTATCGCCAGTTTTATTTTCTTCATTACCAATACCAATAGCTTTTCCGACTTCTGAGTCTTTGAAGGCACTAACTAGAGCTCCTGCAATTGCTGTTGGTGATAAGTCTTGACTTGGCAATCTAGCCAAGTTTAATTTTTGAGTAAATCTTCCATTTTTAAAAGTATTAGTAACATATATTGTTCTATATACTCCACTAAACATAGCTAAAGGCAAAAATCCTCCTAGTGGATATTTTACAAAACCATCTTTACCATCATAATCAATTGGAGTTCTAAAATTTAATACTGTAGTAATTGTACCATTAACAGGGTTAGCTGATCCTTCAATTGTTATAGCAGAATTTAAAGGATTTTTAATTCCTAGATAGTTGCCAAGTCCAGCATCCATTAACCAATAAGGGTCTCCATTAATTTCTAAATCAACAGTAATCATATCATTATTAGAATGTATAAGATTGTCATTCCAAGTTTTAGCTGTGGATGAAGATGCATCATTATTTCCGCCGCCGCCGCCGAATAAGAATTTTTTTGCTGTATCTAAAATTCTTGATTCTCCAGTTTCACTTCCGGACACAAGCGAAGCCTGAGCATCGTTAGCATACATTGTACTTGCTGGATCACCTTCAGGTTTTTCTTGAGGCGAAAACTGACTACCAAAAATTTGACTTTGCATCTGTTGAGATCTTGTAGCTTGCACTCCTGTATAAAATGTTTGATTAAAATGTAGATCAAATTTAATTATGTCACTATTTTGTCCGGTATAGATATAATTATATGCTTTAATAGCACCCGACTGTGCAGCTAATCCATTCCAAAATTTAGATGAAAATGGTCCTCCAAATATAGAAGCAGGAACTGTATATGGAACTACTCTGTATACATAAATCTTTGGTGATGCTCCAGTAACTAATCCGCTAAACAAACTAGAACTGTTATATACATGTGTGTGTATTTTAAACCATTCATATTCACCTTTACCATTTTCTCTTTGCTTAATAGCATTTCTACCCCAGTTACTACTTAATACAACGTCTTCAATTATACTAGTAATAGGGGTTTCACTACTAAACGTAAATGTTTCTGTATCGTTACCAGTAACAACATCACCTTGATTAATTTGACCTGCAATTTCATCAGACTCAGCGTCAGCAGGACTTACATACTGTTGAGATGCAGCTGGTACATCTGCTAAATTTATATCAAGAGATCCAATAGAATTTACAGATGCTTCTGCTGCTGATTTTAGTTGGTTTGCAAATGCACTTTCAAGAGAAGTAGAACCAGGTAACTCATTTAGTCTGTCTTGAAAATTATCTGGAATCTCTGCGCCAGTTCCACTAATACTTTCATATAATTCTTGATGCTTGGATGTTGTTGCACTTGCTGTTGCGCCTGCAATTCCTGGCATAATAGAATCTAATACACCGTCATTTGGGAAACTAATAATATAGTAATCTTGTGCGTTTTTTTGTTTAGCATTAACTTGTGCTGTTTGCATTAAATTTAATTTAGACGCTAGGCTTTCTGCACCAGATTGTAACACTTCGGAAACTGTTCTTCCTTTTATTACCATATCAGTTTTTACGCTATCAACTTCATTAGTTAACGCACTTTCATTATAAGGTACTGCCTTAACATCGTATACCGCACCAGATTCAGTAACGTCCATATCGCTTTGCACTAACTTAATAGGAATATGTCGTTTACTAAAGAACGGCTCTTTAACATTTCCTTCATCATCATATCCTATAAACGATACACTAAGTAAAAATGGTGCTTGTAAATA